CAGCAAGCCCGGGGGGTGGAGGCGCCAGGCCGGAGGGCCGGGCCAGTTCGAGTATTGGTATCCGGGGATGCAGAACGGCGGGGCCGAGCACGTGGCGGCAAAGCACGTGTCGGAGACGCTGGCAGCCCACCACGCCGACCAGGCGAAGCTGTGGGAGAAGAAGATGCACCGCTCCGACGGCCCGGAGTTCGACGCGGCGCTCGACGCCCGGGACAAGCACCGGGAGAAAGAGCGATTCCACAAGACGCACGCGGCGAAGGAACGCCCCGACCTCGCTGGGGTCGGCGACCGGGACGCGCACATGAGCCACGAGCGCCACCAGGCGATGCAGGCCGAGCAGGCGAAGCGGGACAAGGACGCGGCCGCATGGGAGTCCGCGGGAAAGCATGCGCGGAAGTCGATGGTGACGCAGATGGGGCACGAGGTGGATCTCAGCTTCGACGCCACCATGGTCGACGCGCTGCGGAAGGCGGACGGGCTGGCCATCCCCGGGGCGGTGCTCGAGCGCGACCGCAGTCGCTGGCCGCGGTAGCCCATGGCGACCTTGACCGACCTCGCCCGTGGCACGGCGGCGGAGTGGCTGCGCAAGGCCGCCTCCCGGCTGGGAGGGCAGGCTCCAAGCCGGCGGGACGGACGCGAAGACCTTGAGCCGGGGATGCCCAAGCCCGCGGCAGAGGAAGGGCACGCGCTGCGCTGGGATCCGATGGGGGTCATGCAGTCGCTGGGGTTCCAGCAGCGCCCGACCGGACTGACCTACCATTCGCTGCGCCAGATCGCCCGGACGGTCCCGCCCGTGGCGGCGATTCACCAGGTCCGGATCTACCAGGCGGCCAACTTCGGCATTCCCGCCCGGAGCAAGGCCGACCCGGGCTACGCCATCCGCATCCGGGACGTGGAGCGCAACCCCACCAGGGCGGAGAAAAAGGAGGCCGACCGGCTCTCGAGCTGGCTGCGCTGGACCGGCAGCACCCGCGGCGCGGGGAAGGACTCGTTCGAGACGTTCCTGAAACGCGCGGTCCGCGACTCGCTGAGCTACGATCAGCTCTGCTGGGAAAACCAGTTCAACCGCAAGGGTGAGCTCTGCGACTTCTACGCGGTGGACGCCGCGACCATCCGGATCGCGGACAAGCCTCCACACGTGGACGTTAACGACCAGGGCGTGCGGTTCGTCCAGGTCTATGACGAGGTGGCGATCGCCGAGTTCACGGCCGATGAACTGGCGTTCGGCGTGCGGAACCCCGACACGGACCTCCGGAATAACGGCTACGGAACGGCCGAGTCGGAGATGCTGGTGCGGGTCGTGACCGGCCTGCTGAACGGCCTGGACTACAACGTCCGTTTCTTCGACCAGGGCACGACCACCAAGGGGCTGATCAACCTCAAGGGCGCGCTTTCCCCGAAGAAACTCGCGGAGTTCCGGGCGCAATGGTACGAGATGATTTCGGGCGTGGTCAACGCCTGGCGGACTCCGATTCTGAACGCCGAGGAGGTGCAGTATATAAATCTGCACTCGACGAACCGGGACATGGAGTTCAGCGCGTTCATGGACTGGCTGCTCAAGATGTGCTGCGCGGTCTGGCTAATGGACCCGGCCGAGTTGAACTTCCTGTTCGGGAACACCGGCCAGACCTCGCAGATGTTCCAGGCGCCGCAGGAGTCGAAGATCCGCACGAGCAAGGATCGGGGGCTGGCGCCGCTTCTGCGCTTTCTGGCCGAGATGCTCAACCGCAACGTCGTGTGGCGCGTGAACGAAGACTTCGAGCTGGTCTGGAGCGGGCTGGACGTCCGGAGCGGGGCGGAGGCGGCCGAGCTGCAAAACAAGCAAGTGCGGTGCAGTCGCACGGTGGACGAGATCCGCGCGGAGGACGACATGCCGCCGCTGCCCGACGGCAAGGGCAAGATCATTCTGGACCCGACGTGGTATCAGATGGCAACGCAGGTCGACGCGGCAAAGCAACAGGAGCAGCAGGGCGGGGAGCAAGGCGACGGCGCCCCGGGGGACGGTGGCGGGGCGGCGCCCGATGGTCAGGACCAGGGCCCGGGAGACCAGGGCGACGAGCCCGAGGATGAGCAGGGTGACGAGCAAAGCCCTTGGGCCGACGTGCTGAAGCAATTTGACGACGTTGGCGCTTCCGGGGGAGAGGAGGACTGACATGCGACTGGTGCACAAAATGTCCGTGTTGCTGGCCGTCGACGCGGAGGAAAAGCTGATCTCGTTCGCCCGCCAGGTCGAGGCGGCGATTCAGACCACGCGCACGGATTTGACCGAAGCGAGCTGCGGCACGGTCACGATCGCGGCCGCAACAACCGACCTCGCGATTCCGTTCGGCGGTGTCGCCTCGGGCAAGGTGCTCTACCTCGAGTGCGACGCGGAAATCACGATCAAGCTCAACGGCGGGAGCACGGCCATGAAGCTCACGCCCAGCAGCGCCCAGAAGGCCAAGCTTTTCTGGGAGGGGCTCTTTACCGGGCTCACCGTGAGCAACGCCAGCGCGACGGCGGCCGCCTCGCTGACCTACATGATCGCGGGCTGACGCATGCCGGACGCCGACGATCAGCAGCCGCGCGCGCTGCTCATTCCCGGCCTGCAGGGCGCCGCAGAGCAGGCCCGCGATGAGGTGCGCCGACTGCAGCAGCTCATGCTGCTGCGGGCGCTCGAGGTGATCCGTGCTGCTGACCCCCCAGCAGATTGAGGCGCTCCGCCGCATCATCCGCGACGCATCCGTCGCCGTCGCCATCACTACCTTTGGCCTCGAGGTTCCGGACGAGGAGCTGCAGCGGCTGGTGCGCGAGGGCTGGGTTCGGGCAGAAGACCTGCACGATCTGGCCCTGAACGCCTACGAGGTCGGGCGCCTGCGGGCCATCGCTCCGGACGCGGCGACGTGGAGCTTCGAGCGCATCCGCCAGCACCTGGCCGAGCAGCCGGCCGAGCTCACCCCGGCAGAGACCGCCGCGGTTGACCACGCGCGCGCCCGGGCCGGCGAGTATTGCGTCGCCCTGGGCAACCGCGCACAGGGGGAGGTTGAGCTTGCCGACGTGGAGATCGACCAGGCCTACGCGGAGAAGCTGGCCACCGGGATCAAGACCGAGACGTCGGAGTCCCTGGCTCGCCGCGAGTCGGTCGGAGAGCTGCGCACGCGACTGCGCCAGATGAGCGAGGACTGGTCCCGCGACTGGGACCGGATCGCGGTGACGGAGAGTCACCTTGCATGCGAGGAGGGCCTGTTCGACGCGCTCGAGGCCCGGTACGAGGCGCAGGACCAGGGTGAGCCGATGATGGCCAAGGTCCCGGAGCCCACCGCCTGCGACGACTGCCGGCGGCTGTACCTGGACGGACGCGGCCGTCCGATGATCCGGCCGGCGAGCTGGTGGCGGGGCAACGGAGACAGCAACGTTGGGCGGAAGAAGAAGGCGGAATGGCAGGCCGTCTACGGCGCCATGCACCCCTTCTGCCAGTGTCGGGCGACGGAGGTTCCCCGGGGGTTCGCGTTTGATGAGTCCTGGGACCTGGTGCCGGAGAGCATGGCCAAGGGGCGCCTGCCGCTGGTGATCGCCTTTCAGCGGGCGGACCTGCGCAAGGCCGTTTTGGCCGCCCGTCCGCCCGGGCAGGGCTGGGCCCCGATCCCCCACGGCAAGCACGGGGGCTTTCGCCGGCGCGGTCCGGACGGGGAATGGGACCACTGGTATCCCTCGGGGGTCCCCGGGCACCGGCAGCACCTCGAGATCTCGCACGCGGAGCACGATGATCGAGTGGCGGACCTGCGACCGCGGGTGAAACTCGGGGGCGAGTACGAGCGCCGCCCGGGCGACTACTCGCTCGTCATGCCCGACCCGTCGGAGCCGGGAAAGGTCCGGATCCAGAATTATGACCGGAGCGGTTTTTTCGGCCACCGCACTTACGCCACGCTCGAGGAGCTGCTTGACGACAACGCCCACGACCAGTGGAAGCTGGCCCCCGGCACCCTGGACGCCTTTGCCGCGGAGCCCGAATGGGCCGAGGGGATGGCGCGCGCGCTGGTCATGCAGGTGATCAACCGGCTACCCAGCGAACGCCAGGACGAACGCCGGAGCATCGAACGCGCGATCGAGGAGCACGGCTGGGCTGCCACGGCGGACGCGCTGGGCGGCTGGGCGGGCAAGGGTGACCTGCCCAGCCTGCACAAGGCTCATCGCGCGTGGCGGCTGCACAAGGCGCGGCGGCTGGCCCGGCAGATCGTTTGGCGGGGGCTCCCGATCTCAATCGAGACCGATGCGGGTGAAGTGCGGCACTGGTACGACCCGCACGAGGGCCGCCACGGGCAGACGCTGGTGCTCTGGCCCTACGGCTACGTCCGCGGCACCGAGGGCGCCGACGGCGACCAGCTTGACGTGTACGTCGGCCCGGACGAGGACGCCAAGAAGGCCTACGTGGTCCACCAGCGCAAGGGCCCGGAGTTCACCCGGTATGACGAGGACAAGTGCATGCTCGGCTTCCCCACGTGGGAGACCGCTCGCCGGGCCTACCTGGCCCACTACGACGATCCGCGGTTCCTCGGCTCGTACACGGCCGTCCCGGTGGACCTGTTCGTTCAGCGGGCCAGGGACGGCAGCTACCGCAAGGGCTGGGACGCCCTGCGCGCGGCGCGGCACGAAAGCATGGCCGCGCTCGGCGTGTTGCCGCACCGCTGGACC